TATTCTGCTCCTCGTTCTCCTATATTGTATGTTTGTCCACTGTTTCTTCCAATTCCTACAACTGGTTCTCTAATCCAACCTCCATCAGCAAAACTTTGTCCCAAATTAAGTCCATATTGTTGACCTATTCCATATAATTCTTTTTGAGCATCAGTTGCAGGTTTCCAATTAGGATTCATCAAATCTCCCATTTCAGTTTTATTTACTACTGAATCTAATGCTCGTTGTCTTGCTAATTCATTCTTTCCAAAACCAGTAGTACCACTTGCTTTTGCTTCTTCTACAGCATCAAGTATTTTACTATTTCCAAGACTCCCTCCAAATGCATCTAAAAATCTTTGGTTTACTGTTGTGTGTTTAATGATTTTGCTTGAGGTTTCTCCTGATGTTGTATTAGCAAAAGCATTTGTACCTTGTAGACTACCCCATCCTCCAGTTGCAGTTCCATCAGTATTTTGTCCAAATGTCCATAGATTTAATGCTTTTTGTGCTTCTTTCTTTTTACCTTTAAAATCATCTCCACTTGGTATATTTTTAACCCAAGATCCCATTTTTGCCTTTACCGTTTCATATGCTGATTTAAACGCATCAGCAGTTTGTGCTGCTGCCTGTAATTGATCTGTTCCTAAATCTTTCATTGTTTGATAATGTTGTAACATAATTTTTACATTTGCTTCCATTTCAGGTGCCTGTTCAGTACCCATAACTCTTAATGCCTCTTCCATATTTTCCATCATTTTTACACCATGTTCAGCACTATCTGCCATTCCTTCTTGCATTGCATGTGCTGCTGGGTTTCCAGTAATAATTTCTCCGAAACTTCTAATATCTTCCAAAAATGTTTGTTCACCAATTCCTAAAACATCTCTAATAATATCATTGTCACCAAATTGCAGAAAACTAGTTGCATCTCTTAAACCTTGATATGAATCTGGACTTATTTCTTTTAAACCAGAACCTATTGCTGCTGTAGCCATAGTTGCCCATCCAACTATTGGTATAGCTTTAAATGCTGCTGCTAATCCAAACTTTGCTGCTCCAGCAATTCCAAATCTAGTTGCTAATTTTCCTGCAATATTATCTGCTAAAGATATACCAGATATATTAGCTAATTTACTACCACCACCTAAAAGTCCACCTATTCCTCCTACCGTTGCTGCACCTTTAGCTGCTGATCCTGCTCCTTTCAAAAGATTTCCTAGTGAAAATCCAGTTTTACCAAGATTTGCTGTTGGTGATATACCACTTGCCATTACTCCTGCACCTTTTCCTAATAATCCTCCTAATCCTTTTTTAGCAATTAGTGTTCCAACTAACCCTGTACCTCCCAATATTGCTAATCCTGCTTGATCAGTAGTATCACCACTTAATGCACCTTCTAGCATATTACCAGTTGCACCAAGAGGATTAATAAGGAAATTACCAACTTTAGTTCCAAAATCCATACTCCATGTCATCCATTTACCAAATTGTGGTGCAATACCTTGGATTAATCCCATAATTATTGGTTTTAACATAGCACCAATAAAAGTACCTATTGGCATTAATATCATAGTTATTGCAAATGTAAACATTTTCATCATTGCTTGGAACATTGGTGCTACACTCAATGCCTTTGTAATTACACCTACAAGTATTCCAGCAGCACCTGCACCTAGCATGAGTCCATTATGATTTTTTTCAAAGAAACTTCCAGCTTTTGCCAAACTATTAGATATCATTTTTGTATATTTATGTTGACCTTTTTGATGTTTTTTCATTCCCTCTAAACTTCCTTCCATTGCAGCCTTTGTTTCGGGATTTGGATTTTTGCTCCATTCATCCAAAGCCTTATTATAATCATGTATTTTTTTTGTGGAATTAAATAAACTATTAGTAAATATGTTAAGTGTTGATCCAATACCCCTTCCTTTTGTAAGTGATTGTGTTACAAAATTTAATGTATTTGTTGATTGACCTAATGAATGTGCAAATTCCTTATTTCTTCTAACATTTGCTGCATGTAAATTATCTTGTTCAACTCTTTCTGCATGTCTTTTTCTGTTTTCTTCAGCTTTTAATTTTATACTCTTTGTAATTTCTTTATCTTGTAAAGCAAATTTAGTTGTCATTTTAACAATCTGAGCTTGAACATTTATAAATGCTCTTTCTCCATTTTCTACACGTTTATTAAATTCTTTTAACCCTTTATTGATATTGCGTAATAATGCACCCATATCAATATTATCACTATCTCCTCCATCTCTCCAATCAACCATATATAAACACCACCATCATATCATTTAAAGTTTTTTGCCATGTTTCTAGGAACTGGTGGGAGTTTATTATCTTTCCTAGCCTGTTCAGCAGCCTCTTGGGCAGCACTAAATAATTTCTTTAAATATTCTATTGGTTGTTTGTCCGTGGTTTCTTTATCCCATCCGAAGCTGGTTGCACATTGGTAGTAAATTCCGTAGATGAATCTATCTCCTCCTCGAAGACTTGGAATGTCTCCATCCAATCCTCTATATATTCGGTTAAAGGGTGTACTTTAGTTATCTCCCTTAACATATGTTTAACCACTTTGGCATCTAACATTTTAAGTGTGGTTATATCACCAGTTCTAAATGGTGCTTTTTTAATAGTAGTTACTAGTAAATTCATTCTATATGCTGCTAAATTAATCTTAGGTTTGGTAACATCACTTAAATCAACAGAACCACTAATCAATGCTTCTGTTTCACCAAATGTTAAAGAGTCTTCAAATTCTACAGTACTGTCTTTTCCTTTGTATGTTATTTTTACAGGCTTTAACATATGTGTTGTCTATTAAGGTTATTTATAAGGGTTATGTTGTAGCTGTTACTCTTGATGCTTTGCATTGCCAATTAATTTCTTCAAATACTGGTTCTACTGGTTCAATACCACTGACATTGTGATCTGCAATAGATATGTCATCCATCTCTATTTTAAGTGATTTAGATCCGTTTGTAAATGTCAATTCAACACCAACACCACTTGTATCTAATAATTCTTGTCCAGTTCTAACTTGGTCAATAACATATTGAATAAGATCTGAATTTTTCCATGCTGTTCTAAATCTTCCAGTAACATCAAACACTCTTCTATATGCTTCAGTTGCATAATTTTGTCCCACTTTATAAAGTAATTCTGAGTTTTGTGAGAATGTAACATCACATTCTTGAATCTCTGCTACTGTTTGTAATGATGTACCGTTTGATGCCTTTAATTCACCATGAGCAAATGTATAAGGAGTTCCTGCTTGATCATAAGAAGAATCGTCTTGTTGTGTAATAGTACTTGATGATGTTGCAACAGCAGCTGTATCTTCTCTACCAAATGTCATATCTACACTTCCATTTACGGTTTCACCTATGCTTGTTGATATGGATAATGAATTAACTACACAACCGTTTAATGTTCTAACCATTTTATCTGAACCAGTTTGTAATTGAACTTGAGTTGTAAGTGATGTAACTGATGGGGCAGTTCCACCTTGAGCCAATGTTGCAGGATATACAAAAGGTGAAGAAGATGGTGAAGCATCTGCTCCATAAAGTGATTCAAAAATCTTGTGTGAGTCACTGTCGTCAAATACAAAACCTACTGAAAGTGATCCTTGTTGTTGTCCATAAGCGAATTTGGTTGGTTCTACTTGACCAAGTTTGTTTAAGTTTAATCTAGTGTTTGATAGTGAAAATCCTGTTACTTTTTGATTTAAACCAAAAATATTGGTCATTGCACTAGGAGTTGTACCATATGAACCTGCTGCTTCATAACCATATGTAACTGCTGCCGATCCACCAGTATAAATTGCCATATCTCTATGAAGTAGTCAAGGTATATAAATATTATTAAGAAGGATCTGATTTTCTGTATGATAATGTCAATACATAACTAAACATGTTACGATACTGGTAATTCCTACTAAATGAGCCTATAACTCTCAAATCTGTATATGTTGTTCCTACTATGTTATTTTTGATTATACTGACTATTTCCTTCACAACTTTGTTATGTCTTTTAATATCTTGATAGGTTCTTACCTCTAATTCTATTATTTGATTATGCCAAAAAGAACTTCCACCTAGACCAAAATACGTAATTTCCTCACCTTTTGGCGAAATTAATACTTCATCACTTCTATCATCTATAAAACCAACAGTTCTCTTTTCCCATATTTTAGTGATATGAGGTGGTCTAAGATTACTCCATTTAGTCTTAATTATAGATATAATATCATCTACTGCATCATAGGTCGTAATAGTCATTCATGTACCTTACCAGTTTCATACTTATAAGTTTCATCATATTTGAAATTATTCCATTTCTCTTCCCCTCTGTAGTTAAATGATCCCTCTGGTGGTCTCATATCTTTGGTTTCTTTTTGCCAAACATCATCTGACATTGTAATAGGTCTTCTACCCACATACCATAATTTTCTAGCAATAAGATATGCTTTTTTATCTATTTCTTTTTTCTTTTTATCTGGAGATAAATTAAATCCTATATATCCAAATTCTTTACCAAACTCCTCACTTATAGTAAAATTTGAAGCAGTTCCTACTTTAGTGTTTTCCACCCATGTTCTTATGGCATCCATATCTGGTCTCCTATTGGTTCTTCCACCAGCAGGATAATATGCATATTTCCACCCACTATCTTCACCAACCTGTGGATATGTTAATACTTTTGGTTTTGGATGTGTTGGTTCTGGTTCAGCAACAACATCAGGTATATCTGTATATATTGCCAAATCAGATCTTTGAATTATTTTTGCATCCATTATCCCTTTTTCTTCAGGTTTTATATCTTCACTATATTTTATATTTGTAACATTTTCTGGTTTAGGTATATATTCGTCACCAGTTTTTCTATCTATTTGTGTTTGTCCACCATTTTTTTTAAAGGAATGTTCATAAACTCTTATTATAGAATGATAAATAACTTGTAAAGGATTTGGTAATTTCATTATGGTATCACAAATACTTCTCTACGATTGGATATACATAGTTCTATATCTTCCTGCCAAAATCTCTTGGATTCTGTAGGAGATACACTACCACCACTAGGTATTTCATCCATACGGAATGATGTATTCATAATATCTATTGCTGTCATTTTAATTACTGCATCTGTAATATCTGGGGGAATATCAGTATCACCAGCATAATTCTCTCCACCATAACGATATGTTACTCTAACCCTATTTTTTCTTAATATTGTGAATAAAAATCCTCTAATGTAAATTCTACCATATTCATATTCTGCATGATACCATTGTGGACTATCAATGATATTTTCCCATTCATTTGATTCTCCTTTCCATATCTCTATTTTATCCCCTTCATCAACATCAAGTTCTAGTATATTTCTATGTTGTAAGAATAACGGAGTACCCCAACCAAATGTGTATAATAGTGGTAAATCATGAATTTCTCTGGTTATTTTCTTTGTCTTCCAAGTATGACCTATTCTTCTGTCCAATTCCTCCTCCTTTCTTGCAATAATCTTACGAACCATCTCTTTATTTGGGGTGGTTGTACTAGTTATAGGAACTCTAAGAAAGTCTATAATGTCGTTAACTGAACAATAAGTTGTGGTTGTTACCATGAGTGTTATAAAGTTTGCTTAATATTTAAAGATTTATTTGAATACAACTAAATACTGTGCAGTTGAACCAGTAATATCAGCACGAATACCATCTTCAAATCTTCTATTAATTCCTTGAACATTCTGGATTCCTTCACCAAATACAGTGAATTCTATTGGATCAGAGTTACCAGTACCATTTCTTAGTACAATTTTATCTCCACTAGCTCCTACTTTTGTGACATGAACAGATACAACTACTCCATGAGCAGCCTTAATTGTAGTGTCAGAACCGACTGTAATAGCATTATGATTCATTTCAACCATGAATACCATGATATTTAGTCATATATAAACATTATTAAAAAAGAAAAAAAGATGACTAGTTCTTAGTCTAGAAACCGAATACTCTAATACGTATGGTCAAACTATTGACTGCTGTATCAGCATTATCCAATTCCTCAAGTGCTACAACTGTTGCTGTTGCACTTGTTGGTGTGTGACCATAAGCTTTAATTTTTCCTGTGGCTGCTGCTCCAGCTGCTGCTGGTGCATATTGCAAAAGTAGTCCTGCACTGCTATGAAGAATTTCTGCTCCAATAACTGTACTGATTCTACCACCCAAAGAAAGGTCAACTGTGTTTCCATTTGTAGCATAGTTGTCAGATGCACCATAGGTAACATCAACAATACATGACTTTAGTTTAGAAGTCAATTCTGCTTGGACTGACAAAGTTTTTCCTGTTAGACTCTTATGGTCTGAATTCTGTGCGATTGTGATTGCCATTAGTTTATATAAAAACCACTAATATATAAAGTTAGATAAAAAAAGAGGTATTACTACCTAATGTCGAAGTTAATAACTTCAGTTGTGTCACCTACATCTACTTCAATATAGTAATCACCTAGTGTTTGAGTTGCTGGGATAGCCCAAGCCCAAACCATATGATCTATATTAGGAGATATGGTAATTCTTTTGTCCTTGATTGTTGCGTTTGTATCATCGTTGACGATTTCATAATAGAGGTATCTTTCTGTTGTATCAATTACTACGTAGAAATACATAATATCTCCTTGTGCAAATCTGTCTTCCCTGTCACTATCGTTGTCTGTTGTATAAAGATCAGTAATTTCATCAACTGCTGCTTCAACTACTACAACTGGTGCAGGTTCTTGTTCTAACAAAGTAACTTTATTATTCAAGTTAGATACATTAGAACTAATCTTATTAATTCTGTCTTCTAATGAACTGATGTCATTTGTATTTGTTATGATGTCATTTGAATTCACTATGATATCAGTAGTTTCTTCAGCGTTTTCTACTTGTCCTTTTATCCAATCCCATTGTGCAGATTGTTGATAAGTAGATATGATGAAACTTTGTTCTGTGTCAAGGTCAAAGGTTTCTGTTGGATTGTATGCTAATGCCACAATTAATGCTATAACTGCAACTGCCCCAATTCCATATACTTTGTATGTCATTAATAATTGACTAAATATATCATTATTTAAGGGTTTCTGAAATAAAAAAAAGGGGTAAAAGGGGGGTTGGTTTGACTAGAGTTTAATATCTCTGATCTTACCTTGTGATTTGAAATGGCGACAAACTGTCTCACCCATTGTTCTGAACACACCTTTCTCAACGAAAGCATTGTTCACGAATGGATAACCAGCAGATCTTCTAGTTGCTTCGTAATACTCGGTTGGTATAGCCACTTGAATTCCGATTCTTGGATATCCATATCCTTCAGCATCAGAAGTATCTAATGCAAAGAGTCTTCCTACTTCAGTTGAACCATTGGATGGTGCATCTTTGGTTGGAATGAATGGAATTCCATATATAGAGTCGACATGAATACCAGTACCAGTACCTTTGAAGGTCTGAATACCGTTCACATCTACTTGAACTAATTGTTCACCGTATGGGTTTGCAATACGGACAGAAGGCATGTATAAGCCTTGAATTTCTGAGTAGACTTCATGTGAGCCTAGGAATACATTTGGATCTTTACCTGCTGCGATTCTAATCTTTCGTAAGAAAGTTCTTAGAACATCGTCAGTCAATACACCGTCAGTACCGATAGTACCAGAAGCAGATTCTACTGTACAGTCAAATTCGCCACCGTTTCCATCTCTGTCAACGGTTGCATCAGCAGCCCAAGGATCGTAAAATCCAGAGTGGCTTCCACCTAGTGCATCTTCTTCTGCATCACTTGATACGATTCTATCTAGTGATTCAAAGTCTTGTGTACCAGTATGAGCACCACTTGAACCTGCTGCGTCACTTTCAACATCTGCTAAAAGCATTCTATTAATGAACTCTTTGTGTTGTACAGCCATATACAATCTTAGTGAACCAAGTCCACCCCAAATGTCGTCTTTTGAATGAGTTGATAGCCATTCCATAACTTCAGATGCACTGAAAGGCAACTGAGCAGTTTTTGGTTTGACATCTAATTCTGCGACTGTTGGTTTGATTGTTTCAGCAATTAAACCACCTTCTGTTGTACCACCTAGGGCAGTATTCGAGTTGTTGGTATTAAGTGTTGGTTTTGCTGTAATAACCCTCCATCCAGATTTATCCCAAGGGTATTTTGGGAGAATGCCGAATGCGTTTGCTTCTAAGTTAAGTTGAGCCCATGCGTAAGCACCAAAAATGGCGTTAAACATACCAGCAGTACTGGTAGTTGATGGAGCATCTGCTTTTCTAAGAAGGTTACGATTGTGTCCATAATATTGTGCCTCAAGCTCATCGATTGTTCTGATTTGAGTCATTTTAGTATGTTCCTACTTCGTCAGGTGTTGGAGTATAATACTTGCCTGCTAGAATGTTTCTTGCTACTACACTTAGATTTCCACCTTCTCTTGCATCTTTCAAAACAAATGACATATCGGTTGTAGATTTGTTAATTGTTTCGATTGCTGCATTAGGTCTTGGAGTCTCTGTAGTAAAGTCGAAATTAGATTTCTCTTGCATTTTCAATCCAGATGGATCGCTTTCAGGTTTCTTTTCGCCAGATTTATCGTCATCTAACCCTGCTTGAATAGAGTTTGATTGGTATGTATCTGGTGTAGTTACCTTTGCACCAACGTCTTCTGCTGCTGAAGTTTGTGGCTTCAATGGCAAATCGGTTGGGGTTTCAAGTGCTTTCAATCTATCATCAATAGTAGATAGTGTTGAACTAACGTCTTTTTGAGTCTCGGCTAGAGACTTTATGACATCAGTCAATGTACTAATATTGGATTTGATTGATTCTTGGAAACTAGATTTTTCTACTTCGTCTTCGTCGTCTTCTGCTGAAACTTTTTCGTCTTTAGCCTCAGTTTTCTCTTCGTCAGTTTTGAGTATTTTTTCCATATCCTTAACAGAATCTTTATTAAGAGAGTTTATATAGTTTTCGTTATTTTCATCTTCATCTTCTTTTTTCTCTTTTGGTTTACCTTGTCCACCTAATTGATTATTTCCATCTTCAGTTTGATAACCTGATTTATTCTTTTCTTCATCTTCATCTTCTTTTTTACCTTCTCTGGTAACAACTGCATCATCACTATCTCCACCCTCTTCTGGAACTCTTGTTATTTGTGCAGTTTCTGTATTTTCATATTCTTTACCACTATGTCTTACATCACCAATATTACCTTGTATTTCTTTCTTTATTTCCTCTGCTTCAATATTAGCATCATCATCGTCATCTACTGGGCTTGATTCCCTGTTTGATGATTTATCACGGTCTACATCATTGTTTGTAATGTTAACTTTATCACCATCTGCGTTTGCAAAATCGGTCATTTTCTCTACTGTACAACCAAATTTATTGCATTTGATTACCATTTTACCATCTTCTCTTCTCTCTACATTGTCAGTAATTGCCTTTGCAAGTGGGTTATAATCTGTAATTAGGGCTAATGGAACTGCTGGATCTTTACAAACTGCAACTTCATAATGCTCTAAACTCTTTAATTCATAAGCAACACTACCATCTTTTAGTATTTTTGGAGTTCTATTTGCTTTAGTAGCCCCACCAAATGATAGTCCTTTGTACTCTCCACTCTTGATTTTATCCCAAATTTCGTTATCTAAATGGTAATCTTTGTGTATTTTACCTGTAATCTTGATGGCTGGTAATACTTCTCCATCTTTAGTTTTATAATCTACTTTAGCATAACTGATACCTTTTCCTATAATTCTATTACTATGAGTATCACTAATTGGTGCTCCTCTATCCATCCAAATTGGAAGAACCTTGATTAATTCATCAACAATAGTTATTTCTCCTTGTTTATCTTTAACTTGAACTGTAAGATAACCTTCAAAGAATCTTTGGTCACCACCTATAGGATGTAAGTCTTTTGTGACAAATTCATTGAAAAATATATCATTTTCCATATATAAATAACAATTATGCATTACTTATAAAGTTTTTTGGATATAAAAAAGAGGGTTTTATTGGTAAGTTTGTAAAATAATCTTACGCAATTTGTTTTTTTGCTTTAGACACAGCAAAATCAACTGTAAAACCTGCTGTTAGACCTATTAGAACTAATCCTAATACGTCAATGCCTGTCAAAGCTATTGTTTGTGCTATAGCAATTCCTGCGAATCCTGATACAATTACTGCACCAAAGAACTTTTTGATGTCATATGATTCTGCATCAGAACCTAAAAATCCTCGTACTGTATTTAGTATTGCACCTGCTACTGTTGCAAGAACCACTGCTAATAATGGATCGACCATGATAGAATTAGGAATAGTAACCTTATTTAAGGTTTGTCAATCATCATCTTCGTCTTTTTCTGTGCATAGAGGACAAAGATGTTCACATAACTTTTGCAATATTGTTTTACTTTTTTTTGCCATACCTCTCCAACTCTCTAGAAAATGTCAATCCTGTTACAAATAGTGACGAAAACAGTGCAATAATGAGTGTCTGTTCAAATGTGATTGGTATGTTAAACATAGTACTTGCAACGTTACCACTTACAAGTGGAGAGAAAAATGATACACCAAAGTTACCAAAAATACGTGCAAACGCTTTTGATACCTTTCCCATATAATAACTCGTATAACAAAGTATATAAATTAACTTATAGGTACGAGTAATTTTTCTTTAATCATGGCTAATAATACCATAGGTTCTTTATTTATTTCCTCTATAAATGCAGGGTCGCCACCACTTATTCCATCATATCTACCACATTTAAAACATAAAAATATGGAATGTCTACCATCAGTATAACCATATTTTGGTATTTTACATTTTATACATTTGTGATCTGACATACATAACAACTAACAAGGCTTTATAAATAAGTATTGCCATGAATTATTAATGGCAACTTCAATACATATTTTTGATAATATTGATATTTTTAATAAAATATATGGAACATTTATCGATGATATTGAACATAAAATGCCTTTACTTGATCTTTATGTTAAAGGAAATAAACTTTGGATAGTTACAAACTCAAATGATATGAAAGAACAACCAAGATTAAACACAAGTCTAGTTCATTTTAGACAAGGAAGTATAAAAGATTGGGAAGAAGGAGATGAAAAACTAGTGACTCATGGTAAGATGAAATTTAATTACAAGTCAAACCAAATAGAATTCTTTCCAAGAAAACTAAGAAAACCACTCTTATCATTAAGAGTTGGGAGATATTTTGGAGATGATCATGATAAAAAATGTGATATTGATTATGATAACAGATTCTATGACTTTAAAAATGACCGAATGATATTCATATTGGAGAAGAAATGAAATTCGATTTTGTATTGGGTGAAGTAGAGGAAAGACTAGAACAGATTGATGAGAAACTATCCAAGACAAATGAGTTACTTGCAATGATAGAAGAAAATCTAAGAGTTCCTAATATGGTTGAATGGGCAAAATTTAAAAAGAATTTAATAAAAATTACCGACGATTAAATTTATTATTACCTGACATTATATGTTTCCAGTCCTTTCCATGTTTTTTCTTTAGTGATATCCAAAATGGATCTACTCCCATAAACCCACCTTTTTTGTTGTATTCTTTGGTTATCTTTGCAATTCTGGAGTGACATGTGTTACAAAATCTACCATTTACCTGTTCAATATTGAATTTATACTTGTTACAAAAGAAACATAGACCATAATATTTGTCACAAACCTTTGCTAATAGAGGCTCACGACCTTTTTTACTGGCACAATCACCACAAATATCTGCAATAGTTGCTGCTGCCCTGTCTACTTTCATGCAACCAAGACATACACCCTCTTTATAATTATTAACTGCTGTAAACTCATCACTTTGGTGTTTTTCCCAAAGCTTCTTGGTCATATCGTTTGCGTTTTCGTTAGTTTCTAATTTTTCAGGCAATATCTTTCTCTAATTTTCTCAGTTTAATAAGTGTTTTTTCTAAGATTTTATTAGTTTCCAATTCATTATCAATTTTACAAACATGGAATTCTATCTCATCAATCAATGAAAGTGTTGGTTTTTCTTTTTTGATTATGATTTCTGTCTTTTTGATTGCTTTTTCTATTGTCTTGTCAAGATTCTTTATAGGTTTCTTTGTTGACTTTTTTGGAGTTGTATGATTTACTTTACAACTGTCATCACACTTATGAAATCTCTTCGTCATCATCTTCCTCCTTTTTGGTAACATAAAAACTTACCTTTTTAGTACAATATACTCTACTCATTGTCTTCCCATCTTTTTATATCTGCAAATTCGTTGGTAACAATGTCTCTTGCATCTCTCACTGTCATGCCAGTTGCCTTTCTAAGCTCCTCTACGGTTTTAGTTTTCTTCCAGTCAAAGTCTATCGCAGTTTGCAGTGTATTTTTCACAACTTCGAAATTTGAAGGAGTTATTCCTTTAGGGAAGGATTTTTTACTCATTGAACTTCCACTTGTCGGACTGCCTTGTCCAGTACCACCAATGTCACTAGGTCTTTTATTGTTTGGTTCACCAGCAAACTGTTGTTGACTTTCCTGTGGTGCAGGTTTTCCTTTACCAGCACCGTTCATATTACCGTTAATTGCACCAACACCAAACATTAACTCTGGAGTCATTGCACTGTTCTTGCTTACCTTAAATTCACCAGTGTGTGTTCTTGTAACTTCGAATCCCATCTGTTGTAACATCATCATATTCTGAATTTCAATTCCATCAGTCTGCAAGTCTCTAAGTTTGTCTGTTTCTTCACCAGTCTTTAATTGTAAATCCCAATCATCAATGTTAAGCATCTTACTAATTTTACTAAAGAATGCTTTCTTGAGTGTGTCTTGACCCCACAGTACTGCTCTATTAGTAATAGTTACTTGAAGTCCTTCTTGACTCCATCCAGCAGGGGTTTCACCGTAATAAAATGGTAGTACTCCATACACTGCACCAATAATCATTCTCAACTCTTTTCTTACTTCGATAAATTCTAACTCTTTAAGTGAACCAGTAAAGTCCAACCATTGTGCAGGGTTTTTACCACCTTTATCATTCTCTACAAGTAGAGGGTGGATCATGTAAGGATCTTCCTGTGCCTTTTGTTCTAATACATCCCAACTCTTTCTAAAAGTATCGTAATTTCTTGAAGAAATAACCAACATTCCTCTTGGTGGTCTCATCTTATCAAAGTATTTTCTAATATATTCATCCATATGTGATAGAGACATAGCCTTTGACCACACTGAATAGATAGGGGAAAATCCATAAAGTAGGTTTGGTTTATACTTTCCAGCCTTCCAAATAATCTCTCCCTCTCCATAGATAACTCGTTTAGGCTGAGGAATACCAATGGAATATACAGAATTAACCTCAATAACTGCCTTTAGGGCTTCAGCTCCACATCTGTCACATGTTGGTGTGGTTAGTCGTGCATCTCTGTGCTCAAATCTTGGGCATACCCAAATCTTGTTTCTCTTATCATCATACCCAATACGCCCATCACTATCAGCAATCATTGCCACCTGTGGTGGCTCAATCCTTAACATTTCTTTTATAATAGTTTTCTCTGCATCTATCTTGCCAGTTACATCGTCTATCTTGTAATTTTTCAACAACAACAAGTATGCGTTGTCTGCAATTTCAAAGTCACGTTCCAACTGACGTGCTACATCTTCCAAGGTTTGCTGGTTGCTGTTTACAGGTTCCATCATTAAATTTTCCAAGGTCTTTCTATGTTCTGGTATAGGTCTAAGTAAATCGCTACTTCCACATGTATCACATTCTAGTTTTTGCAATGTGTTTGCTTTCTTTTTTCGTGGGTGTGTAGAGGTAAAATTATCTCCATTAGCCTCAAATGGTTGCTCATCTGGGTTGTCGGGGGTAGGTGCATATTGGAATTCCTTACTACAATTACCACATTTGTACTTCCATTTCTCTACAACTTCGAAACCGTTTTTGAACATTTCTCTGTTTAAAGTTTCAATAGGAATACGGAGAGCATCAATATTATCTGCCAACTCATAAATCATTGTGAGTGGGAACGGAAAAATCGGGAGTTTAGCACCTGTATCGGTACTCATGTATGGTTGTGCTACGCTTGGTCTTGTTGTAGTTTCGGTGTATGACTTGTCTATATAATTAACTGCCTTTGCAAGTCTACCAGCAATA